GGTTGTTGGAAAATTTCTATATCGCGATAATGCCCTCATTTTTTATTGTCTGTATCGCTTTGCTTATCTTTACTGGTATAAATTATTGAGACGATTTAGTGCGCAATCCCCCGCGATCAGGCAAAGCTCTTTTATTTCTGCCTGCAATCTATTTGCGTCTTCAGCGAGCTTCCGAAGTTCTTCTTCGCGTCTATCAACTTCGAAATTTATCGCCTCAAGCTTTCCTCTAGAAGTGAGATTTTCCATTCGCTTCATTGTGTCTTCACGAAATTTTCTGTGCCAACATTCTGCACATTCTCTCTTTTCTTGCATAATGTTTGTATGATGCAAATGTATAAAAGCTTTTTCAAATACCGACCTATATAATATGTGTGGGGGGGGGGGCTAAATCTATAACGCTTTCGTGACTTTGTTGATTGTGATTTTTGGGGGTTTAACTGCTTATTTGGTGTTCTAACGTATGTTTTCAGCTTTTTAGATTGTATTTTTGCGGGTTAGAGCGCAAATAAGGACGTGCAAATGAAGCAACTGGGGACTGCACACTTTTTTGAGGGACTCCAAAGCCCATGTATTTTTTTTTTTTTTGGACGAGCTCTCCCCCTCCTAACCCAGGACCTTCCCCTCTCCACCTATACCTTTCACCTTACCTATCTTTCATAACTCTTACATGCGAGAGATTGAGAGTGAGAAGCGCAATGAAGATATAAGGAAAGTCACATGCGAGAGATTGACAGTGAGAAGCACAATAAAGATTGAGAAAGCGCATAACGCCTTTGCTGGCTCTATAGAGCCAGCCATAGCGCATAGCGAAGTAGCTCGTCAGAGCTACGCTTGCAATAACGCACACTTTATACAAACTCCATAAACAAACCAAACAAAAACCAAAATACCACCAAAATCATAAATCCTTTTAAATCCCTAACCAACTCCTTTCTATTAACNCTTAATCCACTTCTCTTTTTCCAATCTCTATTTATCTCTCTCTTAACAACTTTTAAACAACATTTATTCCCATCTACAATCTCCTTCCATCTTCTCTCCTTTTCCTCTTCACTTATACTTTCTATCATCTTTTTTTTATTTCCTTTATTTTTGATAATGGGNAATAAAAAAAAATCATAACGCAGAGCGCATGACGCCCATTGTGCCGACCGCTATTAAAACTTTATGAAGCGAAGCGGAGTAAAGATTTAAAGCGGTAAACCGAAGGTTTAGGCACCATAACATTAATACAATCCATCATCAACATGGTTAATACAATCCATCATCAACATGGTTAGTACAATCCATCATCAACATGGTTAGTACAAACTCATCCTGAATTGCGAATTAATGTGCTCGGGGATAAATTATAGGGGAACCCTCGTGCTCGTCAGCAAGTAGTAGCGAAACTGCACCTGCAAGTGCATCCGGGCCGTCGTCATGGGCAAGTGGATATTGAATTAGCTGTTCGACGAGTAAAGGATAGGTCTGATTCCAAGAATCGAGGAAACGTAATTGGCCGTCGGTGTAGTAGGACTCAATAGACTGTATGCGAGCGGCTTTAGGAGTGGTATGCCAGATGAGGTAATAAGGAAGGTTGAGGTTTTTTTTAGCTTGGCGTTCACGGAGGACAAGCTCGAAATTACAATAGTCACGATCATTTTTAGCTTTACCGATAGAGTTCGCTTCGATGCCAAAAGCTTTGTAATTGAAAAGTGAGTGAAGAGAAAGGATCTTATCAATAGTCTTGGAATGTGGTAAGAAGGAAATGTCGGCGTGAAAAACAATCCAGTGGTTATCGTATTTAAGAAGAGTAANGATAGCNGAATAATCGGAAACCCCAAGAGTNGGGTCGCAAAAGCCGTATGCTGTNGCCTTGTGCAAATCGATGGAAGATTGAGGGATGGTGTGCATAGATTCCAGCTTAAAGATTTGAAATTCTTGTGGAAGTGCTTTGAGGAGATATTGAGATGAGAACTCGAGAACGCCTTTTTCAATTCTCAGTGTAGCGAGCTTCTTAGCAGAAAGGATAGAAGGAAAGCGGGGTGTCACTTCGTCATCGAGATAACAGGAATCACGATAAATGTGATACTTAAAATCAAGGGGCAATTGAGGATTTAAGTCCTTGATAAGCCAGGCGTAGACATCATCAAAATGCCATGGAGTGCCAACGACGACAAGTTCGCCATCGGGGGAAAGGACAGAAACGAGGTCTTTATACCATCTCTTCTTTTTCTCCCGGATAGAATGGCTTTCTCGATCGTCCTTGTTGCAAAGGTCGTCAACGATAATAAGATCAAAGTGAGCAGAAACGAGATTGCCAAGCGCGCCAACAGTGCCGATGCTGGGCTCGCTGAAATTGCGAGTGCGNGTATTGAGGACAAAAGATTTAGTTTTAGCTGCACGGATATCGAGAGGATAAGTATGATATAAGGCGAAATAAAGCTCAAGCAATCTCTTGTTGCGCAACAGATGGCCAACAATCTCGGATAAGAATGCTTCTGCATTTTCCGCAGTAGCGTTGACGAGGAGAATACGAAGATTAGGGTTTTCAAGAAGACGCCATATAGGGTAGGACTTAGTAATGATGGTGGATTTGAAAGTATGACGGGGTTCTAAACGAAGAGAGCGAGGATAGCGTTTATCGAGGTCAAGAGCCCATTGAAGATGTGGATATGGCTCAAGGAGGTTGTAGCCGAGAACTTTGCGAGCAAAAGAAAAAAGATTAAGGGAGTGTGTTTTGCCAGAGGGGGATTTGAGTTTTAGAATCATGATTCTTCATCCAGCCACTCAAGCGAAACAGTTTGCTCAGTGCGACTTTCGGGTTCGCCACGCAGATAACGTTCAAGACGCACAAGGCGGTCGTAATCTAAAGTGCCGGGTTGCAAATCGCCCTTTTCAAGTAACATTTTAAGTTCGCAGGCAATTTGGGTTTTCAGATTTGAGACAGTGGCAATATCATTTGCGAGGGATTTGGCTTGATCGTCATCGACGATGGCATTTGCCTTAGCAAGAAGTTTATCGAGTCGGTCTTTAAAATGAAGATTTAGGATATATCTTTGGGCAGTATGTGGGGAGATATGGCAACGGGTGGCGACATAATTCGCAGTCTGGCGTTGCTTGAAAGCGCGAAAAAGTGCTGCTTGCTTCTGATGGGAAAGGGGTTTGCCGGTCATGTTATTTACTTGAGCACGTCAGGATGATTTAGGATGATTTCAGAAAGAAGAGAGGAAAGTTTTAAGGTGTGAAAGTCAAGTTCAGCAGTAGATTTGAAACCAGTAAAGGTTACTTTGCCGCTGGGGAAAATCAAAGATGTATAATGAGGTCTGGCATCGCGGAGATAAAGGACGATGCAATTGACAAAATGTTCATGCTCATCTTTCTCGGAAAACAAAGGAGAAGGGTCATAAGAGCAATTAGGAAGGTATGTAGCAAGTAGAGAGAGATTTAAAGGATTTGGAAGATGGAAATCGGAAAAGGCGACGATATTAANGATGTCATATTTATCAGAAAGTTGAATATCGAANGGGGGGAGAAACTGTGTTGACAACCAAGTGAAAGAGTGGTCAAGTTCATCCAATGACCGAGAAGCGCGGGACAGAACGGTACCGGTGCGGAAGATGGAAAATTTAACAGAATGATGAGAAATGGGAATGCGGGACAGAACGGAATTAATATCAAAAGGATGTTTAGCTTCGAGAGAAGAAAGATCAAATGGAGATACGAGTTGAGATTTGGCGATGATATTGGTTATTTGTGTTCGAGGCTTCTTCGCATCTCTTGATTGGTGTTGTGATGGCATAGCAAAAACAAGGAATAGCTATATAAATAACTATCGTATATTTCTTCTTTTACAAAACAAAGTTTGCCGTTACTTGAATCATCAAACCAAAGCAAAGCTTCTTAAGGGATATGGTCAATTCTACCCTAAGGTATGGTGAAACGAAACAATAACCCTTACACAATCTCATCCTGAGTGACTTAACAACGCAGCAAAAAAAAAATGCCTACCATCTCCACCCCTGGACCTCTTCACCACAGTCGGGGCAGCGAGCGTAATCGATATTCCAAACGATGTTGTGCCCGGTAGGAAGGAGCGCATGGAACTCCTTTTCGGAGAAGCATCTATCGCAGGCAGTGCAATGTGGTAATTTTTTGTAGTGGTGTTCTTGGAGTACGCTTGGAATAAAGGAGAGGATGCTTAATTGTCTCATTTGTACTCACCTATGTCGTTGTCTGCGAAACTGTAATTATCTTGGGAGCGTTGGACTCGTTTGCCAGTTGCCTCTGTAATCAACATGAAGTTTTTGTTGCCTTGTATCTGCGTTAATTTTGCTTGCATCTTATTCGCTCAGCTCCTCTGCTTGGTTTGTGTGATAGGGGCATGGTGTGATTATCTTCCCTTCTCTGGGCTCGCCATCTATCGAGAATACCTCCGATACACAGCCACACTGTAATGTTACATAATCTATACTCATGGTCAATCACCTCCTATGGTTACCATGTTGAATCATCGAACCCACGACAACTGTCCTGTTGCTGCGCGTTCTCCTCAATTAATAAACGGAGAACGCCTGATGTGAGTGTTATTAAAAGAGCGGGGAGAGGGGGTTTTATCTCAAGAGAGTAAAACCTTCTATCACCGGATTTTAACCTGATTCTGATAGCGCATGAAGAGAGCGGAAAAAAATATAGTGCCGCCCCTTAAAGATGCTTTGCGACCTACAAATCCCTTATTCAATACGGTTCATGTGAGTCAAACATTCCACAAACATCAAACCAAAGCAAAGCTTCTTAAGGGATATTGAGCGTTTGGGTCATAAGGCACTATATTTTTTTGGGGAAGGAATAACGCATAACGCTCCACAAGTTGAGGTCTAATTGAGCGCCGCGAAGCGGAGGATTCAAAGGGGGTAAGGGGATTGCTGTAATCCCCTAGGAAGATATTAAGAATAAGAAGAAA